GGTTAACTACATAAAGAGAGTTGCCGTGAAACGGCACGGCCATCATATTCATCGGTTATTTCCTTTTAGTGATGAACCTTGTCTCACAGGAATCCAGCCCACAGAAAGGCACCGACAGCCAAACCGGTATCCTCAAGGGTCATCCTGAAAGGTTCTGTGTTGTGAGATGCGCGTGAGATGCGCAGAAATGACAAAGGCATCATTACGGTGCCTGAGTGTTAAACAACTGCTTTGACTTTATTCACTTACATTTTGCCAATTTGCAGGATTTCGTGTTATCCGTCCATGTAAGCAAACCTCATTTTTCAGCAAAATATTCTGCTTATCTGTCGATTCCCCAGCACGCCAGCGCGCTCTCCTGGTCACGACGGGATACCTGACCGTAACAGTTATTTGAGCGAATACGGCAGTCCCTGCCACCGTCCTTAATCCACCAGCGAATAGCTTCGCAGGCACCTTTTCGATCTCCTGCATTAATCCGTCTGTAAAACGTCGACGGGAAACACTTACCGGGGCCAATGTTGTACGGACAGAATGACGCAATCCCCGCTTTCTGGGGTTCGGTCAGTGGCACTCTGATGTTTTTCTCCACCCATGCCAGCGCCTTATCACGCTCAATGGCGTTAACCCGGTCGCATTTTTCCTTCGACAGCTTCATGCCAGGAATAACAGGCTTACCATCCACCCGGGTGGCTCCACGGCAGATGGTCCAGATACCCGCACCATCACGGTATGCTGTGGTGTGGTTACCTTCCTTTTCATCCAGAAACTGGTCGAGGATTTCAGGCGCAGACGCCCCTGCACCAATCAGCGCCAGAACGGCAGCCGACAGGCCGTATCTGATTTTTGCGTTCATGGATATTTATCAGGGTTTATCGATTTCAAATCCCTGGATATGTTAAGTCTTCAGGCCAGCGGTGGAGTCTTCAGAGAACCCGTAATTATTCCCGGTAGTTTTCCTCTGTAGGTTATCAACACATCCTGCGCCTCTAAAATTACGGGACGCTTTTCCGGTAACGGACCATCCCCTTCACATAACCCGGCAGCAACATCCATGAAAAACTGCTTCGCCTGCTTTTTCGCCTCAGCTTCGTAAAACTCCAGCGTGGCACCTTCAGTACGGTCAAGACTAATCGCCACATCTGGCAACAACAGTGACGGATACCCACCAATTTCCAGTGCCACAGTAACAGTAATCTTATCCGGGTAATTATTTATCCCTTTAACAACCAGTTCGTATTTTTTCTTCATCGCTTTACTCTCCCCGCGCCGCCTTACGACGGTCCTCTCTGATTTTGAAATACAGGTTAGTCAGATACGTCAGCAGGCCAAACAGCAGACTCCCCAGCACACCTATCGCCACCCACTGGGACGGAGAGACTTTGTCCAGCAGCTGCAGTAACCAGTATCCCGTCCCCACCGCTGACGTGGTGTATGACACACCCGTTGTGATTTTTTCCATCTGGTACATACCCCGTCTCCCGCAATCCGGAAGCTCACAACAACAGGAGGGGCATCAGCTCACACCGACAGCCCCTGCGTATGGTTACATCATCATTTCGCCGCCAGGCTGAGGCTCACTGCTACCGTCAGGCTGAGACACAACGCCATCTGAAACAGCACTGTCACCCGCGCCGTCTTCAGGCTCAGGAGCAGCCGGTCCCCCCAGCAGCTCATCCAGAATGGCATCCACTTCAGCATCAAGACGCGCCTCAAGATTCTGGCGGAGTTGCTGTTTCAGTGCGCTTCTGACTTCTTCAGAGCGCAGGACGTCCTTCACTGCTTCAGCAGTGACCAGAGATTTTATTTCTGACATGGGATTTTCTCGTTGAAAGGTGTTGTTAAGAAAGTTGCTACGAAATGAGAGGCTCTTCGGGTTTTGTTCCGGCTGACTGGCTGGCGCTGATTTTTTCCGCCGCCGCGGCATCAATCTTTTTGCGTATATAGTTCCGGATAACCTTATACCCGCCACTTACCAGATATAACGTGCACACCACCGTGCAGAAATACAATAAAATAAGCTGTACAAATCTCATTATCCCTCCCGGTTATTGATATGGTGTTGACATCGTTAATACCTGTTGGTTAAAAAAGTGTCCTGCATGTTTTGCTTTGGATATAACGACATTTGCCGCCGGTTCTGGCTCCTTGTTTTCCCTGCCCCGGCGGCCTTTTTTTCCTGCTTACGGGTTATTCACTTCCACTGTTATACTTTCAATCAGCACCGGATATGTCGCACCGCTAGTGATATCGGTCACGCGCAATTTGTCTGCCGTAAACGTGCCGACCGGTGACTGTGACAGCATGAACGGCGTCCCGTCCTTACCATCAATGACCGGCGTCACCTCAATACTGTTGTTACCGGCAAAACGGAAGCCCAGCGTATGCCATTCGTTATCAAATGCGCCGAATGACCCCAGCTTCGTGTTCTGACCAGCATTTCCCTTGTGGTACATCACATTAAGGTCTGTGGCATCGCTCTGTACGTAAAACGACGCCAGCAGGTTATGACCGGCATTACCTTCCAGTGTGACACCCTGAGGCAGTGAAGAAACCGGCCAGTACAGCGCCAGTGCGTACTGATTAGCTGTCAGTGTGCCATCAACTTTAAAACGACAACTGATAAGCCCGCCCTTCTCCAGCAGGTCTGCGCCATTACCGGCATCATGCTGCATAAACCACGAGGAACTTCCTGTCTGTTTGGTCCACCTCAGCGCCTTACCTCCTGCAGCACCTGCATCATCAACTACCAATGCACGCCCTCCTTCAGCTCCCCATCCCTGCGGATTCAGTAAACCACCTGACTCTGTTGCACGGTAATAAAGCAGCGTTGTCACTGATTTCCCGTCCGTTGACGGTGTTGATGGTGTGTCCGGTGACGGCTTCTCATCCGGCGGCATCACAACCTGTTCCCCACCCACCAGTTCAGCCGTCCGTCCTGCATGGAGAAGAATCGCTGAGGCAAGACGGTCAGAAATAATCCCCCTGCGTGCCCATGAGCTGAAATGGCTCGCACGGTCTGCTGACGTCCAGTTTGCCGACGTCCGGGAGGCCGCACCGTAATATCCTGATGCCGGAATATCCGGGTCTTCTTCCGGTTTGTTCGTCGGGACATTTGCTCCGTTCTCATCGGTCATGAACGGCACAAAGTGAATATTCTTTTCCGTTTTGTTTTTGTAACTGCCGTACACCGTCTGGTAAGTGGATTCGCTCTTCTGCTTCCAGAAATAAGTTGTGTCTCCACATATCCAGGGAACACCGTCAGCAGAACCACCAGCGCACTGTCCCACCATATCTGCAAGGTCCGTACGATATTGTTCCACTACTTCTGTAAAACGGGCTGTGTGATTTGCTGGCGTTCCGTCAAAGTCAAATTCCCCCTGCATCCACACCACGGCAAGCAGCACATTTTTCGGGTTCTTTGCCAGCGCGGCTTTTGTACGACCGATGAGATCCTTATACAGCGGCCTGCCCACACCCCAGCGGCGCTTTCAGAATATTGTCCAGGTCACGGCGGCGCTTATCCGGTGGCTCGGCAATAATCTTTATCGCCAGCCTTCCGGACAGGCTTAATTTCAGCCGCTGCTGGCGAACAATAAGCGCCACAGCCCGGCGATAACGCTCACCGGCTTTTGATACAAAATATGTGCTGCCACGACGTCGCCAGTAGGTGTTCACCGTCGGCGGGTAAAGCAAAACAAACTCTATACGCATCAGTAACCTCTTTTACCCGAGCACGCCGGTTGCAAAGGCGTGATCAAGAAAACGAAAAATTAAATCAACCTGGGAACCATGCTTTTCTTCGAACGCCAGCGGATCCGCATGAAGCTCGTTGTGATGCTCCCGACACAGCGGTAGCGTGAAAATATCGTGGGATTTTGTTCCCATTCCGCCCTGACCATGACCAATCAGATGATGAGGATCGTCCGCTGGCTTACCACAACACGCACACGGCTGTGTCTTTACCCAGCGTGTGTATTTCTCATTTACCCAGCGGCGACGTTTAGGTCGTTTCCTGAAGGATTCCGGAGACTCCGGATCAACGGCAATGCTGACCACCGTCTTTTCCTGTGGTGGGTTCTGTTGCTGGTGGGTGTGAGACGGTAGCGCAATATTTTTTGTGCGCTGCTTCAGTATGCTGGTGGCGGTCTGTTCTCCCGGTATGATGTCGCTTTCACGGTATACGGAGCGGATTTTTTCCGCACGCAACCCCAGCGAACGACGTAATACCGCTTCCGGTAGCGCGTCCGCCACCTGATTGCGGACCGCCCACCAGGATAATTCAGCCAGAGATAATTCACGCTCCTGTGCGCCATTCATTGCGTGACGGATGATGTCAATCATCCAGGCGGCCAGATTCTGTTGAGCAAGTTGATCCAGTGAATCAGATGTCTGCTCCCGCAGCTGGTTGTCGCAGTGCCAGCACAACACCATCGCGCCGGTACCGTAACGGTGAATGACGGTTTCGCTATGATGATAATCACCGTGTAGCCACTGGCAGGATTTCACGTGACGTAATAACCAGTCAGACAGTGCACCAGCGCCACCCGCAGCACGGATCACCCGCTCATCGCTGAAAAATGGCAGTAGTGATTTATCTTCCGCCAGCGGCTGGTGAACGGCAGGTACAACCCCGGACGGCAGAGCTCGCATGCTTTTTGGTTCCGGCTCCACCAGTATTCTGCCGTTATGGAATGCTGACATTGATTCACGGCCTGGCTTAACGATAACCAGACCGAGTTCCGGTACCAGAACAGGTCGAAGTAATACCCGCACATTACCTCCAGATCCGTTGCTGGAATGTGCGGGACGGACGCGGTGGCCGTTCGGAGTAAGGGAGCCTGACGGAGATTATCCAGTGACGGTAGTCGAGGCTAAGGGCTTTTTTAACCTCGCATCCGCGCCTGCGGTAACACTGAATGAGCCATTCGGCCTGTTCTTCAGTGCATGGGGGATGCTGGTACCAGTCAGATTTGAATGCGTGAAAACACCGTCCGCGCCTGCTGGCAAAGACGGCAGAATCATCAGAATTGTATAATTTGGTATCGTGCGCCATCGGTTGTCTCTGCTGGCGCAGCAGGTGCCAGTTGTTCAGGCTGGCGTGCGAATTGTAAACCAGAATGCCAGGAAAAAACAAAACCCGCCGAAGCGGGTTAAGTGCGGGTGCGTTGAGGATGCCTGATTCATCAGAGGTGGCGAGGGATTTCTCCCTCGCCGGGTCTCTTACTCCTCAGGTTCGTAAGCTGTGAAGACAGCGACCTCCGTCTGGCCGGTTCGGATTCGTACCTCGCAGAGGTCTTTCCTCGTTACCAGTGCCGTCACTATGACGGTGATACAGATGACGATCAGGGCGATTAACATCGCCTTTTGCTGCTTCATAGCCTGCTTCTCCTTGCCTTTCGGCGCGTAAGAGGCTAACCTACGTGTGTCTAGCATGATATGGCCTCAGATTAATGTTAAGCGTCTTGCCGGACGCGTAATGTTAACTGGGGCTTTTCTCTGTCTACCTTATGGTGGCATGCCCGAGGCAGACAGCCTCAAGCACCCGCAGCAATTCTACTTAACTCTCGCTTTACCGCAAACCGTTTTTACCCGATATGGGAATTCCCATATCGTAATGAATTCAGTTCCCTAGTCGATCCATCAAAAACACAACCAGGCAGTAAACGCCCACAACAGCAATAACAGCCAGCGCACCTTCCATTGCCAGTGAAATATCATCCGACATATTCCCTCCTTTGGTGTGAATCCCGGCGAACGTTTTTACCCCCACCGACAAATAACATATACTAAAAAATCAATAGCTATAGCAACGCCTGTAATTGCAAAGGCTTCAGGCCAGATCATTGGCGCACCTCCTGCGGCGGTTCTGGTAGCGGCATCCAGTCGGTTACATTGCGGCTCTGTGTTTCGAAAAATTCATCACCATTACGGACTACATCAAAAAACTCACCGTCTCGATATTGCGCATAAAGAACGAATGCGCCATCACATAAAATAATTACGTGCTGACCATCATCCGGCATTCGCTCACTACAGCTTATCCAACCATCCAGAGTTACCGGATAGTTGGTTGACGTTTCCGAGATTTCCCGAAAATTATTGGTTGACGAACCCTTTTTTTCCCGAAAGTTTCCAGCCTGAAGCATGGCGGCGCTGTCTGGCGGGGCAGCATATAGCGGCACGTATATTTCCGGTTCCTTATCAGCACCGGGTTGCTCTTCCAGTGAGAATGTCTTTCCGGTAAATCGATTCATATAAAGCACGGGCTCTGCTTCCAGCGAAGCCTGAGCAACAAGGGCCAGTGCTAAATCCAACTCAATTGCCTCGAGAGAATTTTTGAATGCTGTCTGTTTTACTGCAAATTTCATCGCCTTTACATTTTCACTAACATGACTGATTAACTGCTCTTTTGTAAAAGTGGTCATCTCATTCTCCTTTGATGCGAATGCCAGCGACAATTGAAGCCTGATAGCTAATTCACTCACAGTACCGCCTCCTGAAAATTGCCCTGATAGAACGCCAGTACACGCAGCATAACTTCACTCTTCCGGCACTCGCCACAGATTATGTTCTGTTGTCTGTCGTAGCGGCGTATTTCTCCGTCTGGTAACTTTCGAATCAATGTCTGGTCGGTTGCTTTCTCCGCTGCCTTACGCCATACGCGATACACCTGTTCTGATGTAAAAACACCGTATTTACCGGGCATGTATAAATCGCCACAAGCCAGTACATCCACAAGGCAACGTCTGACTGAATGCCAGCCTGCTCCCGTCGCTCTCTCCAGTTGTGATATCGTCATGCGTTCATTTTTGCGTACCAGCCCGATAATTCGGGCCTTCAGTTCTTCACGCTGTTCGTGTGTAAAAGGTTTCGCCATAAGCGCCTCCGGCTATCACTTTTCCGATACAACACGGCGGGAAGAATCAGTAATCTGTCGAACAATATCCCGGTGCTTGTTCAGCTCCCGCAGCGCGGCGCAGACTCGCTCCCACTTCTGAACATCACTTTTCGCCCTGCGCAGCGCCAGGTTTGCCCTGCGCAGGGACGGAAAAATCAGCTCATCTGCTTGCGTTTCGGTAAACGATGGCAACGGC